ACATGGTAATACTAAAAACTATAGATTAACATTTAATGACTAACAAAGATATATTTAAAGATATGACTTATAACTCACTAAACAAACAGGTAGATGGCGATCATTATAAAGGTATGAAGATTGAGCCAGCTCTTTTTATAAATGAAAATAACTTACCATATGCCGAAGGTAACGCCATTAAGTATATATGCAGACACAAGAAGAAAGGTAAGAAAAAAGATATAGAGAAGGCTATCCATTATCTTGAGATGATTCTTGAACGAGATTACGATTAGCTTTTCTGTTATATAATTTTTTTGATTTTTTAATTCTTTGATACCAATGAGTAAGCTGTTTAGCTATTGGATTTCTTTTTTTATTTGGCTTATTCACAACTAGAGTACCTACCCAATATCCTAAACACATTATTCTAATATTAAAGCTTTAATAGATTTTTCTCCCATGTAAATCTCTGTCTCAGCCATTGACTTTATGCATTGGTATTCAATATTTTTAGATGCACCTCTAGATGCAATTCTTTTACCTTTAAGACAAGCAGACATAGAGTCTTGTATTCTATGTTCCTTGATCTCTCCATTAACTATTAATAAAAGTGCTATTACAACTTCTGTCATTTAGTGTGTTCCATTTGTATATTTCATTTCTCTATTAGAGTCTTTTAATTCTTCAATATCTTCTAATGCTTTTTCTAATTGTTTTTCAATGTGAGTAAGCATTACTTGATTATGTATATTTTTATCTAACAACTCTTGGTGTTTTTCTATAGTTTCGTATAGATCTTCCAATAATAAAAATTGTTCTTTATCTACTGTAGTTTGTTCGGAAGCTTTGAGCAAATCTGCATTCATAAGTTCTCTGCTGGTTTCCAAGCTGGTAAGCCTGGCAGTGATCTCTGTGTATGCAAAGATACCCATAGCTACTGCTATTATTATACCAACCATATTTTTGATTGGCATTGCTACATTAGTGTTTTCGTTTAATTTCATGAAATATTGGTAATGATTTGCCTGACATATAAAAACATTTTAAACAATATTTTATTCTATCAAACATAACATATCTATCTGTTATTTTGTTTTTACAAGTATCGCATTTAGAGTGCTTAGGTTTACCTATGATTGCTGTCATTTAGGTTTTCTCATAATATCAGCACCCTTAAGACCATAAATAGCAGACACTACTCCAATGAATATTGCCTGATACCAATATGGTAAGTTCTTAAAGTATTCAAAAAACATATCTAGTCGATTACGTATCTCAGCATCGTCAGTGAAAATAGAATACACCAATACAAGGATAGGCAAAGATACGAGAATAAGGACAAATTCGTCTTTCCAACCTTTATCATTACTCTCAATAACTTTCGCTTTATATTCAATTTCACCTTTCGCCATTCGCTCAGCATGATGTGCTTGAGCATCTGACATCATTCGTTTTGTTTTTTGTTTATTCTGATATATATGAGAGGCAGTCTTCATGCCCATGCTTATTAAATTTAGCCACATATTATTTCTTTTTTACGTTATAAAATTGCCCTGTTCGATTACCTCGAACAAGAACATGTTTTCGTTTGCTGTATTTTTTGTTCCACGCATATACATGCATTTTTGAACCCCAATGTTCTAAGAGGCTGTAGAACCAGTTGGATAACCTTCCCATGCTTTATACATTCCTTCCACTATCAGCTCGTCATCATATGGCTGCTGACCATTTTCCATTTGGATAATTGATTTTACAAGTGGTAAGTAGTGTTCAATACTATTGTCTAGCTTATCCAAAGGTTTGACATTCATACGTTTACACACAAAATCTATATAAGCATCTGTATCGTTTTCAGAAGGTGGTGCCCATCTACTTATGATTTCATCTACAGTAGCTTTTTTGTGAGTAAATCTGTATGTTAAAAGTATTTTCATTAAAGCTCTAATACCCATTACAGCTTCTCCAAAAACACAAAAAACTGGATCAGATTGTTCATCTGCCAGTCCATCCCAGTCAGTACCTAATTTGATATTGCCTGGATTTTTATTTCTAATACCTCTAGGTAATTTTTCTATTCCATCTGCCATTGTTATTTAAAACCATTGGGATTAATTTAGGTAATCCATCAATGATAACTCCTGTTCCTATTACTGGTCTAGACTTCTGAAGTTTATTATATTCAAAAGCTAAACTTTTCATGTTAATTAAACAACCCACTTGCATACCCCAAAGTAATTCGTTTGGATTGCTCCAATAGTCAATTTTAAACGAGGTATGATAATGCCCTTGCACTGTACACATACCATATTGTTGTGCTACTTTGAGCACATCTTTGTATTTACCATGACAGAAGTAAATCTTTTGACCATTGGATGCTTTTAAAATCAAATCTTCGTGCCATGTCCAACCTTTTCCAACACCAAGCATTTTGTTATAAGACTTAAATACTTCGTGTGGTAAGCCATATCTTGTTGCTTTTCTAAAAACTAAACTACCATGATTACTATCCATGATGTATTGTTTAGGGAAAAGTTTTTCTAGTTGTAGAAAGAATCTTCTAGCTACTTCTAGTTCATGACTTGGTGAGTATAATCCAGGATGAGAATCATGGAAGGATATACTATGCCAATCCATTTCATCACCTATATTAACTACTGTGTCAGGTTTATACTTTTTCTTGATCTCTGCTAAAAAGTCAAGAGTATCTATATGATGATATGGTGCGTGTTGATCACTAATAACAAGTATTGATTTTCTGAGCATATTACTACTTTTACAAGTATTTCGTGTGTAAGTCTATTACTTAAGGTACAACTTTATGCTGGTGTTTTAGGCTTCTTTGGAGGTACTATAATTTCTATAGGTCTACATTCAAACTTAACAACTATTTTGTTTTGTTCTACAAAAGCTCTATCATATTCTTCCAACTCATCTAATGCTCTAAATGTTTTTTGAGCAATAGCATAACCTGCATTTATACAATCGTAATGATTGTTAAATGAATATCCTGATATAGTACTTGATGGACAGTTATTCTGTACGATACTGCACATCCATAATACTAATACAAATTTTGTCATAGAACCTTATTTAAAAGTACAAATAATTCACCTACTACTACCAGACCTACAGCTCCAAGTACATATAAAATTCTATCTATATCTTTCTTAATATGAGCTAAATGGTTGTTTTCTAGAGTGTCAAGTTTTTGATGAATTAAGTTAATTTCACCATGTACTTTTAATAGTTCTTCTTTATTTTCTGTGTGTCTACTCATTAAAATAACGTCTCGTAAGGGTTTCTTACAAGTCCTTTCGTTTTGTATTGTGTATATCTTGGTCCTTGATAACGTGGGTGACCAGACTGACCAAGAACAAAATCTACTGCTACATCAGAAGCAAGATCTAAACTTAAACCTTCTTTTTGTAATCCTTCTGCAATATCTCTTGATGCTGATTGTAGCCATATAGGTAAGAATCTCATACCAACATGACCTCCTATTTTTAGACCCTTTTCAATAGCTTCATCATCTTTCTTAGTAATGTTTGGACTCCACTTAGTAGTTAAGTATTGTTTATTAGTTAATACTTCTATTGTAGTTCTAGG